ATATCACAGTATCCTGATGATTATTACTATTATCTTTTCTATGAAGATTTGGAAAACTTTAACTTTGTTACATTGCAAAAGTTAATTGAGAATGCGACAGATTCACAAGAAAAGATTAATAATCTTCGTAATAACAAATACATCTATAGATCAGATACAGAAATATCTGACTACATGCAATCTGGTAATGCTAACGAAAAATTGAGACAAATAACTAACATTGTAAACAATAAGAGATTTACTTCTATTGAAAAGATTGCTGGTGGTTATTATCAAAACGAACTGTTTGAGATAAGTCTTCTACAAAAGTCATATAACAGTAGAGTGACTGAATTAGATCCATACAATGATGCTAAATTTAATTTAGGCAAACATCCTTTGAATACACCAGATTATATTCAGAAGATGAAAAACGAAAAGACTCAATCTTCTGAATATGCTAACCGTATAAGGTATATCATTAACAATTATCAAAATACTGATTCAGATGAGGGAATGACACAACCTTATTATAGAGAGAAGTTTGGTCGCGTTACAAAAAGATTATATGCTCTAAACCAGATTGATCTTTCATTTACTATCCCTGCTAATATGGATATCAAGGCAGGTGATATTATATGGTGTGACATTCCTGAAAACCATGGATTCAATATTGTTCTTTCTGACATATATCTCTCCGGTCTGTTTGTTGTAGCAGAAGTCAAACAAGTTATTGCTGCTGGTTATAGAGCTGCAACATCTGTAAGAGTACATAAAGATGGTTATCTAAATCAATTACTAGAAACATCTGAATACAATACAGGAGTTTCAACTCCTCGTGTTGGTTCTAATGGCAAGATATTAGGAACAGTATAATGCTAGGTGATGATTTCTATGGAGATAAGTTTAGATGGTTTGTTGGAGTCGTTAAGCAAGTTGCTGATGATAGAGCAAGAGTACGTGTAAGAATATTTGGTATTCATCCTACAGAAAATACTGAAAAGGTTTCTGATGGAGATCTACCTTGGGCTCTAGTTCTTTATCCAACAACTGGAAGTCAAACATCTGGTGGCAATCTAAGTCACAATCTAGTTAATGGTACGTGGGTATTTGGATTCTTTGTAGATGGTATTGATTCACAACAACCTATTATCGTTGGTGTTGTTAATGGTGGTCAAGGATCTATAAACAACTCATCGGGCGTTGAAGGAATAAACACTTCTCCTGGTTCTGCACCTGTTAACGTTCCTAATGATAGAGATAGTGCTCCGTCAACAACACAACTTGTTGGTACAGATAATGCAAAGAAGGTTTACAATTACTTCTGGCAAAGAATATCACAAGAAGGTGCAGCAACTGGTGACAAGAAAATAATATGTGCAGCTATCGTTGGTGCATTTATTGTTGAGTCTGGATCTAATATTAATAACCAAGCTTACAATCCAAACGACAAAGGTGCAGTGTCTGCTGGTATTGCTCAGTGGCAAAGAGATCGTTTAACTAATCTTTGCAGGTTCTGTGGATACAATGCACTTCCAGGTAAAGGTGGTCTACCACCACTTGAACAACAATTGGATTTCGTATGGCATGAATTTCATAGTAGTGAAAAGAGAGCATATGGAAAGCTTCTTGGATCTACTAGCTTAGAGGATGCTGTGGTTGCAATGGGATTATATGAAAGAGATGCATCCTACAGAAAGATTGGTGGAACATGGACTGTTGATACTTCATCTCCATATTATACCAAAAAACTAAGATCTTCTCAACAGGTCCTATCTTCATTTACATATACTGGTGGTACTGGAGGTGAAAGATGAATGAAGTAAGTCCAGAAGCAGTATCATATAGTAAGAATCTATCATTTACATTTTCTCAAACACTAAGAGGTGAGAATGTAAATCTTGATAACTACAGCAGCTACACATTTATTATAGATGTAAATGGTATTGTATATCAAGGTGCAAACTCTAGTGAAGATTCTGCTAGCATTGTAATAATTGGTGGGGTAGATCAATTCATTTACAGTAAGTCAGCTAGTCTACCTTCTGACTTCTTTCTAACAGAGCAGCAAAAAATCACACTATATAAAATAATAAGAGATTTATCTAAATTTACAAATACAGCAACAATCACGAGTGATAATCAATTGTTAGAACAATCATTATCATCACTTTACAGTAACTATTGCGGATAATATGTCACTAGGAAGATTTTCAGACGATCCTTCTCTTGTAAAAAGTACAACAAACAGAGAAGGTGACGGTGTAGGAAGAAATGATGGCCCTCAGATGGTTGGGACAGGCAATCCTGCACCTTACTATGAGGTATCTGTAAAGGATAAACCTGGACAAGCTAGCGATCAAGATATAGCGCATACTGGTCCTGGTGCTGGTAATATGGGTGGTGTTGGTAATGCAACAGACATTCAAGGTTTTGTTTCTGCAACTGGAAATAAGATAGCAATTGATAGCACGTTTGGTTCTGATACTATCACGATGCAACATCATAGTGGTGCAACAATTGTAATTGATTCTGATGGTTCAATACATCTTATATCTTCTGGTAAGAAAGGTGTTGGTGTAGTTGCTCCTAATGGTGACCTTACATTGTATGCTCACGGCCATGTTATACTAAAAGGTGATGGTAAAGTAACTCTTGAAACTGAAGGTGATATGGATTTCAATGTTGGTGGAAGTCTTGGAATCCATGTTCAGAGAGATATGATCACTACAGTTGGTGGTGCAGTAGATGAGACTATTCTTGGCCATAAAGTTGTTGATGTTGTCAAAGAATATAGTACAATGGTTGGTGGTGATCACGTTCTTACTGCAGCTGGTAAGACAAAGATCAAAACACCCAACACATTAGAAATAGATGCTGGTAAGCAGATTGATATCAGAACTGATAAGACAGTTGAAATAAACGCTCAGGAAAACATTGGTGTTTATGCCAAGCAAAAAGTTAGTGTTAATGCAACAGATACTTTAGAAACTTTATCACAAGGTGCAATGACAATATCTACAAAGGATGATCTTGCTATCAAATCTGATGGTACAATCAAACAATCGTCATTGAGCTCAGCATCTATACATTCATCTTCTACAATTGATATTCTTGGATCTGCTAAGATTAACATTAAGGGTTCTGCTACAGATATTCAAACAAGTGGTTCACCTTCTGTTGATTCTGCATCTGACGTTAATGCTGCGCAGCTTGCTCAATATCCTGATCGTGATACAATTTTAAAACCATTAACATCTGAAGTTGATGCACCTGATCTTCCAAACGTTGTTAAAATGTCACAAGAAGAATTCTCATTGTATAAGAATGAAGGTGGCATGCCTAATCCTAAGGCAGAAGCATATACATCAGGCAACAAGGGTGCTGGTGTAACATATGATCCAAATGATACTGGTATAACAGCAGAAGCTATTAGATCTGGAATCTATGATAGACCAGCTGGTATATCAAGTAATAATGGTAAGTCAGAACAACCTGGTATTCCATTACCAGCTTCAATTTATAATACTAATGAACAACTTTCACGTCACATTAAGGTTGGTCAGATTCTCAATATCCACAAAGCTCCTGCATCTAATCTTAAGAACATCCTTACACAAGCTCAGATTACTGCATGGAATATTCTTGATCCTCTGTATGAAAAGTTTGGCGCAAGAATGCAGATTACGAGTTGGTACAGAGATAACTCAACAAACCATGTAAAAGGTATTGCAGTTGATTTGAGAGCAGCTAATAAACCTGATTATGGACTCACTGCTGAGATAGCAGCTTACATAAGAGATTACCTTCCTTATAATAGATTGTTCTTAGAAAAGAATGATCAAGGAGGTATTCATGTTCACGTAGAGGCAGCTCAACCTGGTCAATATGGTGGTGGTGATGTGTTTACTTGTGCTGATCCACATTGCTATAGTAAAGTCTCAGGTCTACAATTATCTTATGCAGTAGCAGCATTAGGAACTACACGTTATGGCTAATACTCCTATTAATAAAGATACAGCAGCATTAATACAAAAAGGTGTATTATCTAAACCAGGTTTCTATGGTAACCAGGAATTGAAATCTTCTAATGATAGTTTCAATAATGCTATTAACATTGGTGCTCAGTTATCTGGAGCAGCAGGTATTTTAAAATCTCGTACTGCTCCTGCAAACTACACTAGAACTGATACCAACTATATTCTTACTACGTTGGAAAAACAAGCGATAGAAAGAAAGTCACAAGAACTATCTTCTTATGGAATAATTCCCTATGATAGTTTAGAAGATTTCTTCTATATTCTTGCTGCTAATGAAAGCTATGACGATCTAGCATATATTTCAGATGTTGTTGGTATACCAGAAATGGCTGACCAAAGATATATTAGAAATATTGTTGGTATTACAAGTATACCAAGCATATACAAAGTAGGATACCTAAGCCAAGGTGTTAGCTCAATAACAAGAAGATATGGTTCGTATGGTTATGTTGCTCAGTATGGAGATTATACTCAAAGTAGCTATGGTGATACTTTACAAGCAGCAGAACTTGGGTTAGCACTCGGAGCTGTAGGACCATCTATTATTGGAACAGCACATCAGAATGTTGGCTATGGTGGAACATACGGTGGATATCCAGGACTATCAACTAGCAGCATCTCACAATCAATTAACACATATGCAGGAATAGCTGGAGGAACAGCTTCTGTTGCTGCATTGAACCAAGTATCAAATCCAGCATCATCTATTACATCTCAGGCAACTATTGTTGGTGCAGCTTTGATTGGAAGTCTTCTCAATCAAACTCCTCTTGGAGGAGCACTTGGGCCTTTAGGATCATTAGGTGGAATAGCAGCTGCGATGCTTCTTTCAAAAACTGGTGGCAGTTCTATGGGTGGATTATTATCTGAAGTAATAATTGGAACAAGAATATCAACATCCAAAAGAGCTAACAATCCAATGCTTCAACCACCTTCATATGCTGGTAAAGCTTTCTTTGGTGAAGCTCCAGTTGCACTTCCAGCAACAGATCAAGTATTCTCAAGAAAAGTTGGTGCATTTAGTACTGTAAATGGTGGAAGTGGTGTAGTTAGTTTTGGAATGCAAAATCATGGTTCTTATGGTGGATCATCTTCTATTGCTTCTGTTGTTTCTAGAATGATCACTGGGTCATCTACAGTCCCTCCAACAACAACATACTACGGTCAGCACGTTAATACAATGACTGAAAATGTGTGTAATGTATTGAATGTTCCTACATATTCATCATTAGAAATGAGAAGATCAGATAATGCAATTCCGTTTATGCTGGGATTTAGTGCTGTAATGGTAGGTGAAACATATTCTCCATTTGGTTCTAGACCATTTACAGATGG